TCTAAAATCGAGGCATGGTACTCTAAGGACGACAGAAAGTACAAGGTAGCTGTTGATTTGACACTTGGTGTACAGGTTGCGTACCCTGACCAAATTTCTGCTGTAATTCTTTAATCTAAACGGGGCGGCTTTCGGGTCGCCCCTTCACTCTAAAAACTAAAACAAATGGCATATACTGGATGCGCACTAACTACGGGTTTCGACCTTGATTGCCGCGATGCCGTAGGCGGAGTGAAGAGCGTTAGATTTGCGAACCTTGACGATTACGAAGCATTAACTCCTGTTGTATCTGCGGGAGCGGTTACATCAATCACGGCAACGCCTACATTCTACAAGTACGAGCAGTTGAAGGAAACTTCCTCTTTGACCGAAACCATCAACGGAAACAGTCAGAATGGAACGGTTTACTTCACTCCTGAGGTGGTTGTGGTGCTTTCAAAATTGGACGTAAACAAGCGCAACGAAATCAAAGTTCTTGCACAGCAGCGTTTGGTGGCTATCGTAGAAACTAACGATGGTTCTTACTGGGTTGTTGGATGGCAAAATGGTCTTGAATTGAACGCTGGAACTTCTGCAACGGGAACAGCTTTCGCAGACCTTTCGGGTTACTCTTTGACCTTTAGCGGAATGGAAGCAGAGCAAATGCTTTCAATCGGTTCAGCAGACGTTGCTGCGATTACCAACTAATTCGTATCTTCACACTTTCTCTTTTTCATTGTTCTGTTGGGGAGGGGTCGGCTAACGCTGACCCTTTTTCGTTTGGCACAAAAACGAACTTTTGCTATTTAAAGAAAAACAAGCATGGCATCGACCGTAACACCAGTAACCGCAACGGTTCAAATAGTTGAATCTCTAACGCTCGGAGGAGTTGACAGAGGAGGCACACACACACGTTCAATTTCAAACGTGGCAGAAGCTGACCGCAGAGTTATGACCATCTCGACTACGGGCAACTCAGTACTTGATTTGAACAGCGCAAACGGTCGAGGAGAGTTCGTTCGCTCGGCTGTGAAGTACATCAGAATCACTAATTTGGACGACACAAATTGGCTTCAGATTCAGTTCAGAAAAGCAGCCGCAGAGGTTTGTGATCTAAGAATAGAACCGGGTGCTACATTCATGCTTTCCAGCGGTGTCATGTTTGCCGCTGCAAGTGGGTCATTTACATCATTCGTTGATATCGACAACATCAGCGCACAAGCGGACACGGCAGATGTTGACATTGAATTAGTTGTTCTTGCAGTTTGATAAACATCGCACGAAATAGCGCAAACGAGATAGCGTTGACCCTTACCGAAAAGGGAACGGCTACCTATTACCTCTTCAAGTTCCAATCGGATAACACAGAGGCGGTGGAGTATTGTATTGCTACGGATTCAAGCCTTCACCCTGACCGCTTCAACAAGTTTACCATCACGGAAACGTCAACGCCTGACAATCTAAACTCTGAGGTGGAACTTCCAACTGAGGGGCAATGGCGTTACTTCGTTTATGCGAACTCATCAAGTTCAAATTTAGACCCGACTGGATTGACCGAATTAGAATCGGGAATCGTCAAAGTAACGGGAACAACAACACCAGTTACCACCTACTCAGGTGGTAATTCAAACTATGTAGTGTATGGCTCTTAAAATTCTAAACTTCGGAGCGCATAAAGTACCGACCTTTAAAGAGGCAAGGGGTAAGGAGTGGGTTCTATTCGGAGACGAAGGCGAGTACAAGAACCGATATCCTGAGTACCTTTTAAATCTGTACAGAAGAAGCGCGAAGAATCACGCCATTATCAACTCCAAGAAAGACTACGTAGTCGGTCAGGGTTGGGCGGTTGATAAAGAAGGACTTGATACTATGGGATTGGCGAGGCTTCAGCAGTTCATCAACGAGCCTAACCAATACGAGTCTTTAAACGACATCCTCGAAAAGGTCGCGCTGGATTACGAACTTTACAACGGCTTCGCTTTAGAAATCGTTTACAACCAACTCAACGACAAGATTGCAGCTATTTATCACGCTGACTTTGCACGTTATAGAAGCAACGAGGACGGCTCTTGCTATTACTACTCGGAGGACTGGAGCAAGCACAACCCAGTTGTTGAGAAGATTGAAGCGTTTAACTGGAAAGAGCCAAGCGGCAAACAACTACTTTACGTCAAAGGCTATTCGCCTGACTGCAAGTATTACCCGTTGCCGACCTATCTTGGGTCAACGGGTTACATTGAGTTAGATGTAGAAATAGCTAACTTCCATCTGAACGCTGTTAAGAACAACTTTGTTGGCGGTACTATCGTTTCCTTCTACAACGGCACTCCGACCTTAGAGGAACAAGAGGAGATTGAAAGACAGATAAAGGATAAGTTCACGGGAACGGATAACGCCAATTCAATCGTGCTGAACTTTGCCGACTCAAGAGATAGAGGCGTTGAGATTCAGCAGTTGAATGGCAATGACTTCGACAAGCGTTTCGACATTCTAAACAAGACCGTACAACGTGAAATCTATGCTGGTCATTCGGTAACCGACCCAGCACTATTCGGAATAAAGGAGGATGGAATCTTCACGAGCCGAAACCAGCTTGTTGATTCGTTTGAATTATTCCAAAATACCTACGTAAACGGGCGGCAACAGTTCATCGAAAGGGTATTTAACGACCTTGCTTCGATTCAAGGCTTATCGAATCGTCTTTATATACAGGACACCGAACCTATTAGCGTACAATTCTCGGAGTCAACCGTTACATCTGTAATGACCGAAGCGGAAATCCGCGAGAAAGTAGGACTTCAGGTTGTTCAAACTCAGGAAGATTCTACGGTTGATAGCAAGACCAAAGATGCACAGGCAGCACTTAAAGGCTCTGTCGGTGGTGTTACGGGAATCATTACGCTCCTTCAGCAAGTTAAGGAGGGTCTTATTGCTGAAAACTCCGCGATTGCCGTACTTGTTGAGTTGTACGGCTTCAGTCCTGAGATTGCAAGGTCTACAATTACGGGCGAAGTTATCCCTGAGAATGTGGCGGCAGAGATGCGGGCGGTCTTTGAGAAGCAAGATGAGGATGCTATCCTTGTCGAATACTTCAAGAACTGCGGCTCAACAGATTACGAACCAGTTGGAGATGGCAAGGCATTAAACTTTGAAAGCGAAACCTCCGCGAGACTTCACGAGGAGATTAACAGAAAGTATTGGTTTGCTGAGGTTGACCCGATTGATACGGCTATTCTGAACATCCTTAAAGAGAATCCAGCTACTCCGTTCCTTGCAATTGCCGAGCAGTTACAACTTTCAATTGAAAGGGTAATGGCTGGGCTTCAAGCACTCAACGAAGCTAACGCCATTAAGATAGCAGTTGATAACGTGCTGGATTCAACGCAAAGAGTTGTGGAGGTAACAAAGGAAGGGGAAAGGCTACTTAATGAAATCCCACCAGTCGAGGAGGAGTTTGTTATCCGTTACGTTTACGAGAAACGACCAGGTGTTTCGGGAGATTCTATTATTTCAACGACTCGCGACTTTTGTAGGAATCTCGTTAAAATGGTGGAAGAAGAAAACAAGTCTTGGCAACTTGACGAAATACAGGACATCGGAGTAAGCAATAACAGAAATGTTTGGATGCGAGGCGGTGGCTTTTGGGGCAAGTCTTACCATTGCCGCCACTACTGGAAACAGAAACTTATGAGGATAAAGAAGAATGGCTAACGTACTATTCATATCAGAAACGTTTCTCAAAGACAATACTTTGCTCCACGAGAATATCGACTTCAAGTACTTGCGCCCTGTTGTTTTGATGTGTCAGGACATCCACATCCAACACAAGATTGGCACTACTTTGTACAATGAGTTGAAAACGCAGATAACCAACTCAACGCTAACGGCTGCGAACCTTACACTTTTGGAGGACTACATCCAGCCAGCTCTTCTGCATTGGGTGCAAAGTGAAGCACCGACCGCCATCAGTTACAAGTTTCTGAACAAAGGTCTGCATCAGCAAAGTTCTGAGAACTCATCCACTACTTCGTTGGATGAAATCAACTTCATCTCCAAGCGTTACAAGGACAAAGCGGAATGGTACACCGAGAGACTTGTGAGATTTCTTTTAGAGAACGAATCTAACTACCCAAGCTACGCAAACCCTGACGATGGTTTGGACACTATTCAACCCGATACACGAACCTACACAACTGGAATGTATCTCGGACGAACACGGAAGTTTATCAGCTTAGAGGATAAATATGAGTACAAGCGCAAGTAGACGAAATCAAGAGAAGCTAAAGAAGTATGTACACGCTCAACGAAATACTAACCCTAATCGAGAACCAAGCCGATGCGCACCTTCAGGTGAAGCAGTACGGTCAGGGGGACGTTTGGGAAATAAACCCGAAGGAACTTGATTACCTTGTCCTGTGGGCTATCGAGGAAAGCGTAGTATTATCTGAGCGAACACTAACTTACAACATCCGACTTTTAGCAATGGATAGGGTCTTACCGGGCGAGGAAAACGAACAAGAAGTAATGAGCGACACCATCCAAGTGCTATTGGACTTCGTGGCTTATTTCCGACAGTTGCACACGACAGATTTAAGCATACAACCAAGCGTAACGCTTGAACCATTTACCGAACGCTTTGATGACAAGGTAAGCGGACACGCTTGCGTTCTATCGATTACACAACCATACGACTACAACAAGTGTCAAATACCTAACTAAAAATGACAGAATCACAAAAACTTATAGGAACACGCGGCTGCAAAGTTCTAACGGGAACTGGAGCATTTACATCGCTAAAAGGCTACGCTTTCATCGCGCAAGAGGATACCGTTCTAACCACCTTCGAAGTAGATGGAGTTGACAGCCTTGCCGCTTTTGGGCTAACGGGAACTACCTTAAAAGCTGGGGCGTACATCGTTGTACCTTCGGGCGACGCCATTACAGCCATCACAATGTCAAGCGGTAGCGTTGTAATTTATAACCAATGATAGGCGTTAGCCAAATATCTGTTGCTGCATATCGCGGAGGTGGTGGCGGAGTACCTGTCAACCTTGACCTCATATCAACTTGGGATACGACACAGGCGGGAAGCGCATCTGATACAGTAGTTCTT